GCCGTCAGGGTAATCCCAAGGTGCATCGATGAGTTCATAAAGACCCTACTTCTTGCTCGGCTTGTTCAAAATCGGCAGTGCCGCTGATTCCATGATTCGGAGTCCGTCAAATATCTCGCCGGCCTTCTTCCAGTGCCCCATCATCCGCAGCGTCGATTCCGTCGCCGGGTAATCAAGCCCGTGCCAGATCATCTGGCCGGACATCGCCGGGATCTCTCGCCGCCATTGGGTCTGGAGTGCCAGCCAAACCATCAGCGTGTCCCAGTTGTCTTCCCACACTTCGCAGTCGTCACCGTCATCGGTTTCGGCGTCCAGGGTTTGGTCGATGACCTCCTCCGGGGCACCGAAAGCGCGGAAGGCTTCAGCCAGTTCGTCATTCCCGCCCGTGGGGCGAGAAGGGGCGGCCCAGTGACGAGCCGCCGCCTCTAGTTTTTTCTCTTGCCGCCGCCGCCGAGGGTGGCTTCAAAGAAGGCGCTGACGATGACGCTGGCTGCGTTCGGGTAGTTGTCGAGCAACAGGTGGACGTTCTCGCGGGTGAACTCCATCGGCTTGCCGTCGGTGCCGTCCACATAACGCCAGCCTTCCGCGATATCCATCACGTAATCGGTGTCACGCTCCAGCGAATCGATGTTGCTGTCGGACTCGCTCATCAGTTCCTGCGCTTTTTGCAGGTCGTTGAGTTTGGAGCGGGAGACGCGCTTGAACTTCACGTCGAACTTCTGCGCTTGGCTGGCCCCGCTATCGGTGACCACGGGCAGGAGGATGGAGTAGAAAAACCCTTCGGTTTTCGGTTGCAGTACAAATGCCATTGGCGATACCTATCTGTCAGATTGTGGGAAATAGTCCCGGCCTATATCGCCCGCTGGCCGGGAAGCGGTAGACAGCCCCGTGAACAGGGTCGCGATTGCTTGCCTGTCCGGGCGTTACTTGAAGGTCAGGACCAGTTCGTCATTGCCTGTCGAGGTCGGCTCGAAGATCAGCGGCGCAGACAGCATCAGCACACCATCGCTGTCCTGGTAGGACGGCGGGTTGAGGGTGACGGCGGGTGCGTCGATCTGGACGATGGAACCGGCAGCGGTGCCGTGAATCAGCTGGAATGCGCCGGAGGTCTTGAGCTTGGCCGCCTCGATCCAGTTGTAGGTAGTGACGGTCTGCATCTCGAACACCAAAGTCCCGGACGGGGCGCGGTCGGTGATGAGGGCCGCAGGATCACAACCGGGCAGGTCGCGATAGACCAGGTTATTGGCCACGTCCGCTGAGAACGAGTCCATGCACAGCGTTTCGGTAAACAGCGTGATGGTCTGCGTGTTGCTGCTGTTGACGCCCAGCGGTTTCTTGAAATCGCTGAAGTTCGGCGTCAGGGCAGCGGTGTCGGTGGGTGACACATAAGCGCCCATGAAGTTGAAGCTGATGGTCGGGATCGCCCCGCGTGCCATGCTGAGGCTGAAGCTGCCCCGCGCACCCGTCAGCTGATGCAGGATGCCGTCCATGTAGACCTCAATGGTCACAGAGTCGAAGCTGTCAGAGACTGGGGTGTAGGCCGCTGACGTAGTAGCCGTGATGGTTTCATCGAAACCACAGGCCAACAGGGCGTCACCAAAGGCAGGGCGGGTGCCTGCGGTGCCGGATGAGGCCAGTTCGACATCGAAGCTGAGTTCGACATGGCTATCCAGTTGGATACTGGACGACTGGCCGAAGTAAGGGCGGACGAAATCACGGGTGGCTGAGTTACCAGCCAGCGGGGTCAGTGATACGTTGCTGACGAGGAAGCAATCGGTCCCGGCGAGCGTGGGATCGGTGCCGTAGGTGGTCTCTTTTTTAACCGCGACCAGGGTTTTGTTCATATACAGGGCCATAGCGGACTCCGGGTTTTAAGCCGGGGTCGCTATGTCCTGAGTGCCGTTGCCGGGTCGTCAGGACGGGTGCCCGTCGATGTTGAGAAAATTCAGTGAGGCTTTTCGTCCTCTTTCATCCAGTCTTCAATGGCGCTGATGGCACCCTTGAGGACGCGGATCAGGGTCTTAATCAGGATCTTGGTATGCGGCTTCAAGCTGTTCCTCTGTCAGAAGGGTGGGCATGACAAACGCTTCGGGTTCTTGCGGCAGCGCGGCTTTCGCCTCGGCTACCTGCACACAACAACGCGCCTTCGGGGCGGTCGCGGGTGTCAACAGCACTTTTTCACCCGTTTCCGGGTCTTTCATCCAGGTGGCCATTAAGCTGCCTCCAGTCCGTCGTAATAAAAAGCAAAGGCATAGTCATCCCGCCACAGCACAATGCCGGGGTCGAGAAACTCCATGCGTCCGGCGCGGTAGGTGATGGGATCACCCGGCGCATCGGGTTGGTAATCAATCAGGGCTGCTCGCACGGCATCCCGTGTCGTCAGTACCGCATCGAGATCTGCTCCGGCGAGGGTGATACCCAGACGGGCATCAATCCGCTGCAATGCCGGGGCATTGACGCGGGTATTCGGTCCGGCGCTTTCGCTGATGTCGGTGATCCAGCAGGTCGGGCCATTGCCCAGGCTGTCCGTGGTGGCCGGTTGCCCAACGGCGACTTTGCCGTCGAGTCCTTCCACGGTTTCCAGCTGACTGACAATGCCGTCGATGTTCATGCCGGTGCCATCCGCGCCTTGCGAATGCCTGCCGAATCAACATCGTCAATCTCGATGATGGTGTAGCTGACCTCCCCAACGGTGACGCCATCTCTGACGCTGGCGTTGGGAAAGTCGGCATCACGAAACATCAAATGCGCCCCGCCGATCATCTCGACACCGCCGCCCAGCATCATGTCGTCCTGGGGCGTGACAATCGCCATGCCTTCCACTTCATCGATGCTGACCGGCTGGCCAAACACACGCTCAAGTGAGGCGTGTGCCTGGTTGGTCAAGGTGTCGAAGGGGCTGGGCATTAAGCGACAGTCCCGATGCGACGGTTGAAGTGAGCCTTGATAGAAGTGACGCCGTTACCGGCGGCTTCCCAAGCAATCACGCAGTTGCTGACATCGCCCGTTGCTGGGGTGGCCGCGTTGTCATCGAACTTGCCTGCGGAAGCGTCCCAGATGATGTTTTCACCCTGAACGATCACTGCCCCTGTGACTTTCGGTACAGTGAAAACGCCTTCGAGATGCACTGAGCCGCTTGCGCCGTTGGCAATATCGACAGCCGCCACGCCCATCATCTTGCCGATGACGACAACAGCGCCTGACGCAACGGCAGAGCCGGTGCCATTGGTCCAGGTGATGACATCACCATCCGTTTTGAAATTGTTAGCCATTTCAGTTCCTCAATATGTTGCTGCTAGGGGCGGCGAACCGCCCCGATTCAGTCCGCCAGGGATCAGGCCCCGTCGTTCCAGTAGATGCCACGGTAGTCAACGATGCCGACACCGAATGGAAGCTCAACACTCCAGGAAAGGCCCTTGGTGCGGAAGCTTTCTTCCTGCTGGATGCGCGGGTTCTGGTTGCCGTCGAGGAAGACCACTTCGATAACCGGCGCGTCGGTCGGATTGGCCAATAGATACCAGCCAGTAGACAGGCGCGGCGTATCGATGACGGTGCTGATAAGCCCGTTGACCTTGTTCGGCACCAGCAGGCGAGCCGCAGAGTCCGGGTCGTACTGGGAACCGGCCACCACGCGAGCGTTGCCACCCATGCTGATCGGGCAGAGCAGGATGCTGGGACGGATGTTCAGATAGTCGTTGCTATCGTTGTCCATCTGCTGCGCCATCGCGACGCGGCCAGCGTCCACGTTAGCCACGCTGATCGCGCCACCAGCCGTCTGGATGTTGCCGTGCGCTGAACTCAGCAGCGCATTGCCATCGGACATTGTTGGATTCGCAATCAACTTGGCGTAAACCGCCGCTTCGATGGTGCGAGCCGCCGCACGGCCCAAGGCCGCTGACTGATTGGCAATCCAGTCGAAATCGTCGTTGACGATAGTCTCTGGGGTGACACTGATGATGTTGCCGTAACGGCTGGCCTGCACACTTTCAGCGGTTGCATCGCTGATCGGCATGTTGTTCAGTTCGCCTGCCTCGTTGACCGGTTCAAGGTTGGCCAGGGTGCCGGTACGCAGACGCTTCCAGGCGCGGAAATCAGAAACCGAACCAACGCGGGCGATCTGCCGCCAGGTATCAGGTGCCGTCTGGTAGGCCGCCAGCAGAGTCTTGTGCATGACGTTTTCCAGCAGGACCGGGAAGTCGCTGGTAGTCTGGCCATTCCGCAGGACGGCTTGTGCCATTGCGTCGTAGGACAGGCCGCGGGTGTTCTGACCGGCTTTCTCCATGGAGAGGCGTGCAAAGTCCGACAGGCGCATTCCCCGGAACTCGTTACCCTTCAGGTCTTCGTGCTTGACGATGCCAGCACGGGCTAGCAGGGCTTCTTCCATGCCGCGCAGGGCTTTCTCTTCATGGGTTGCGCCCATTTCGATGCGGCTTGGTGTGGCGGACGCATCAGACTTGGTGGCCATAGCATCGATGATCGAAGCGCGAGCCTCGTCAATCGCCACACCCTTATCGATCAGCTTGTCGGCAAAGGCGTCATCGAGACGGGCCTTGCGAACAGCATCACGGATGGCAGAGATGCGGGACAATTCCTGACTGCGTACCTGAGCGCGGATTTCGTTTGCGTCGGGTGCAACAGGGGCTTCAACCGGAGCCTGAACTTCGTCAGCCGGTGTTTGGTTTTCTGAAGGTTCAGACATGCTGTTACCTCTGGTGGTGATTGAGACAGAATGCAGTTCTTGCGAACCGCGTATTTGCGCGGAGGAATCCGCAGGGATGGTGACGATGGAGAGTTCCATCGGCTCCCAATCGGTCGCCCGGTACGTCGGCATTCCGCCGCGCTCGGTGGGCTTCTCGATCTCGTATTCGTGAACCTGGTAGCCCACGCTGATGTTTCGGAGGATGCCTGCCTTCACATCGTTGATAATCGGTGCCACGTCTTCACGGTCGCTGAAGCGGACGGTGGCGCGGCCTTGGTTGCCATCGATCCAGGCTTTCTCAACGACACCAATGACGGCATCGAGCGAACGGGCATCGTGATTGGCGAGCAGGGGTGCGCCGGAGTTGAGGCGGTCCATGCGGATGGCCTTGGCATCCAGTGAGAGTTCTTCCAGATACGGCCCTTCCATCCAGTCGAAGCGGCGGACCTGGGCGCCGGTCGTCCACACCAGTTCGACGGTGCGGGCTTCCTCGTTATAGGTCTGTGGCTGGACAGCGGCCCGCGTGGATAGCATCGGGATCTGTTGAGTGAGTTCAGGCATTCATCGCTCCTGTTTGCGTGTCGGTGGCGCTGACTTTTGGCTTGGCGTCGAAGCGGTAATCGCTCTCGACAATCACGCCAGCGGCATCGAGTTTCTTGAGGTATTCGGCTTGTTCGGCCAGGACGGCATCGGGGTCGAAGCCTTGCGAGCGGATGGCTTCCGGCAGGGTCATGAATCCCGCACGGACGGCGGTCATCAGTGCCGGCCATTCACGGGCCGGGTCCACCAGGGTTCTGGCGGGCGGCGTCCATTCGGCGGTGAGGTCGGTGACGTTCATGCCTTGAATGGCCAGCGCATCCTTGAACCAGGCGAAGACGCCATGACAGAAGCGCGGGATAAACAGGTTCCACAGCCATGCGTCGATGTTGCGGCCCATTTCGTGGGCACCCATACGGGCACTGCTGAAGTTGACTTCAGAGAGATTGCCGGTCAGTGCTTCAAAGGTGATTCCGAAGCCAGCAGCGACACGGCGCAGGCAGGCATCACGAAAGGCAGGATCTTCGCCAGCGGGCGGTGGGTTGTTAAATTCCACCCGGCGTCCGTTCTTCATCAGATAGAGAGTGCCGGGTTGCAGGTCGGGTATTTCGTCGGCCAGTTCTTCATCCATCGCGGCGGGGTCATCGGAATAGATGAAACCGGCGAACAGGTTGCTGATCTGCTGACGCTTTAGGTAAGCGTCCTCAAAGATGCCCAGCTCGCGCAGGGTGACGATGACCGGCGCGGTCCATGGCACGCCCCTTTCCTGACCTGGCCTGTCCTTGCGGAACAGGTGGATGATTTCGTCTGCGGGAACGCGGCTGTACTGAGCCGGTGACAGATTGATGAGGTCTGCGCCGGGGTGGACCCTGTAGAGGTAGTAAGCCACCCGACGACCGAGCGCGTCGTATTCGATGCCACGTTGAATCTGGTTGCCGTTTGCCAGACCGGACAGTTGCACGGTGGTAATGCCGGATAGATCATCGACCAGCAGATCCGGCTCAATCACCTGAATCTGGAACGGGACAGGCAGTCCATCTTCAACGCGACGCTGGCGACGACGTATGATGACTTCGCCAGACTCGGCCAATGACCGCATGGCCAGCGCCTGCAAGCCATAGATGTCATGCAAGCCATCCGCATCACAGGCAGAGGTTTCTGCCCATCTTTGCCAGATCATTTCGGCTTGCTTCTGTCGGCCTTTGGCCTTGTCGCGCAACTGAGCGCGGATGCCGTAGCCGATGCAGTTATTGACGATGACGCTGACGCCCTTGGCGGCCCATGGGTTATTACGGACCAGATCGCGGGAACGATTGCGGATGGTTGCAGGCGATTGAATCGCCGCATTCGCATCGGTAGCCGGGGCAACCCAGCTAGATAGCCGAGGATTACGCGAGGCGGCGTCGTAACGGCGCTTGTTGAGCTTGGTGACGGTACTCATAGCCCGTCGCTCGCTATCGGTCGCCACGCCCTGCCCCGTGCCGCGCTTGGGGTTGCTACACCCAGCTCAGCCTTGATCTGGTCACGCAACTTGATAAGCGCGTCGAGTGACTGATAAACGACCACCCGCCCGTCTATTTCAACGCGCAGGGTTCCTGACGCAATAGCGCCTTCGATGGTCTCAAGTTGTGCAGTGGTGTACGCCATGCCGCACTTTTTACGCGGCAGGCGTCAAGCGTTTTAGGGGGAAACGCTTTACAGAATGGCGGAAGATTTGCGGGCGTTGTGGACGGTCTGGCGGGTGACGCCAAGGCGGGCCGATATTTCGGATGGTGTCAGGCCTTTTTCGGCCAGTTCGGCAATCCTCATCTGGCGGATGATGTGGGATCGGCGGGCAATGTATACCTCGTCGCCCCCGTAGCGGCAGCGCCAGTCTCTGATCTTGGCGCGGATCTCTGAAACGACGCCCTCGGCGTGAGCCGCAGACAAGGTGTCGCAGATTATGGATTCCAGGGCGTCAATCGGATCAGCCATATTGCGCTTGATGTCTTTCCCAGTCTTGTTGGCACTCAATGCAGCGGACGGCATGGGGCGCGGCCTTGAGTCGCTGCGGCTCGATCAGTTCCTGGCAGTCCACGCAGTAATCCGAAGCCCGCATGACGTGCTTGCGGCGATGCTTGATGCGGTATTCCTCCAGCCACTCGGCTTGCGCCTGGGCCTTGTCGGCATCATCGGCCATTGGCAGTGGTCAGCCGGGTCAGCGTCAGGTCAATCTCGCGCAGACTTTTTTGAATCTCGCGATACTGGTCGTCATGCTTGTCGAGGTGGCTTTTGAAGCCTTCTTCAAGTTGCCCGAGGCGGTATTCGTGTTGCTGAACCATATTCCACACGGCAAAGACCGCCACAACCACCGTTCCGATAATCTTCAGCCAGTCACTCATCTTTCTGCTCCTTAGCCATTTCGCAAATGAGGTGAGCCATGAGTCCGTACTGTCTGATTGAACGTGGTTGATACTCGCCATCGGGTTTGTCCTCTATGTCGGCAATCACTGCGGGGCTGATGTGGCAACTGCACCCGGCTTGAGTAAGGATCGCGCCCGCACATAGCCACGCAGCAGCGTGTCGCCGCAGTCGTTGGCGGTCACTTTGTCGCCCTGGATGTCCAGCAGGCAATCGGTGCCGATGGGCGGCATGACCAGGGTCGGGCAGGTTTGCGCGGGCTTTTGGCCGAGAGAAATATCCATCAGCTTGTCCACCTTGGTCTGGGCGCAGCCGGATAAAAAACCGAACAGCGCCAGCAGGGTGATGAACAGGCAAGCGCCAATAAAGCAGAAGGCGGCGGCAATGGCGGAATCAAGCACTTCGCGATTCATGACAGCGCCCAATACAAGACGGCAGCGAGGCCGAAGGCGATACAGGTGACGATGCCGACACCAATGAGGATCTGATTCAAGAAGTCGTCGGTCATGCCATCACCTTCCGCATCGATGCCCACAGTGATCTGCGGTCTGCGAGTCCATTGGTGCCGCCGTTGATGCGACGGGTCAGCAGGGTGAACTGATCGGTATCGGCCAGCGCGTTGCCGTCGATCATGTCCCAGTAGTCTGCGGCTGATAGCGCAGCCCATCGCGGTAGCGTCAGCTTGGTGGGTTCGGCTTCAAAGTCCGGCACACCCAAGACGGGAAACCGGGCACGAAGGCGCTGCGTGACGCGGCGGTGGTTGAACCGGCCCGTCGTCTGGATCAGCCCATGGCCGCGAAAGCGTGAACCATCGCCGGGGTAGATATTGCCGAGATCCTTGCGGCCCTCGTAACGGCGCTGGGTGGCTGTCGGACCCCAGATTTCTGAGGTGTATTTGAGTCGGCCCGATTCATGCCCAACCTGGGCGAGAAAAGCGGCGATGCGTTTTTTGGTGTTGATGCCGTACAGCGCCATGGCTTCGTTTAGCCAGTCATCCCAATAATCCGCCCGTTCAGCCGTGATACCCAAGCCACGGCGCAACTGATCCTTGGTAATCAGCGTGGGGGCTTTGGGGGATATCGGGCTGGGGATAGTCACTCCCGGCCCTCTTTCAACACGTCCTGAATGTCAGCGGTGGTATCCAGCACTTCCTGTGCTTCTTTCGGTGACAGGCCTGATCCGGTGGTTCGCCAGGCGACGATGGCCATGACGACCATGCCAAGCGCCAGCAGGATGGTGCGCTCGGTGCCGGTGTCCATGGCGGTGATGGCCGACATCGCCAGCCAGATCACCGCCTGCCAGTTCATGCCGGTGCTGGTAGTCATGGCTTGCTCTCAATCTGGCCGGTCGCCTTCGCGACCCAGAGGACCGTGTGAATTACCCAGTCCACGACGACATCGGCCAGGTCGCCCGCCAATTCCTTGATGAGGTCCGCCGCCCGTTGGTGCTTGATGGCGTTGCTGATGGCTTCGTTGGATTGGCCGACGATGAAGTTCTTGATGCGCTCGACGTTGGCCTTGTCGAGCGCCTGGTCGGTAATGGCCCCGATGACCAGCATCGCGGCCCATTTGAGAAATGCGTTCATGCGGAAACCCCCTTGAGATTTCCGCCAATTATACTACATATTGTGGTTTGTCAAGCGTCTAGGCACTATATGTTGTGTTACATGCTGGATTTTGCTGCCTGCATCAAGCGCCGGTCGCTGGCGATAGCCTTCATCAGACTTTCACTCATAAGCCGCTTGCCATCGCGCTTGAGCGTCTCTTCGGCAATGTCGGCCAGGTCGATGGCCCGTTTGTACTTACCCTTCCGCACAAACATGATGATCGGCTCCAGTCCGTTGATCTTGTCGCGAAACCAGATACCAGGCGTGAGCTTGGTGCGGTCGCCAGGATGAACCACAAAGTATCCGCTGCCCTTGTTCTTGCCCTTTTCCTTGCTTCCGGTCGAAAAGCGGACGCGCCTGTTATGCTGAATCTTCTCGCGCCATGGCTCTTTTAGCAGGCGGCGAATCAATCCGAGCGGAATGTTGCCGTAGCTGTCGAGACTCATCGACCGGCTGGGAACCATCTGCATCCCTTCCGGCAAGACACCTATCTTGGTGAACGCACCCTCGGCTTTCTTCCATGCTCGACTGCCTCCGATCAGTTCATGCGCCAGTGCCCGCCTAAATCCGCCCTTCTTGCGTAAACCGACCCAGGCTTCCGGCGCTTGCTTGCTAGTGGCCTTTTCAACCTCCATTGATCTGAGCGTGAAGCTTGGCTTTGGTCGGTCAAATTCATCACGCATCTCGTTGATGGTGTCTTCGCGAATCTGGAATGCCAGCGAGTTGAGAGTCTGCTGCATGGCGAACGGCATCTGCCGCTGGACGACCGTTTTGAAGAAATCCCGAACGGCTTGGCTGTTGTGGGTGATTTCAATCTTCATAAAATCGCACTCGATGTTCTGGCCTTGGGTTTGGCTTTGGCGGGTTCGGCTGACTTCTGTCTTTCCTGCACCAGCTGACGGGCGATCTGCATCAATCGTCCATCGTGGCGCTTGAGAAATTCCAGACCGGCCACGGCATAGACGAAACAGTCGAAGGCTTCATTCCTTGCACCTGCCGGTTTCTTCCACACGCGGACGCGGACGCCCTTGGTGTTGTAGGTGGTCACGCGCCGTTCTACGGTCAACTGCTTGAAGTAATCACCCGGCAGATTCATGCTGAAGCTGACGTACTTCGGCAACTCTGGATTCGTTACCGCCAGCGCGGAATAGATTGCGTCCTTGGCCGTATCGACGCCCACAAGCTGCAACCGTGCGCCGTTTCTCAGTTGCTTGTTGGAGAGCTTGACCGGCCAGATCGGGTGATTCCCGGCGCGGCCCTTGATGGCAAAGATGCGCCGCCCGGTATTGGCCGAGACGTAATCATAGACTTGCTTGGTATGCAGACCACCGGAGTCGATACAGGCGGCGTTGATGTTCATCACGCGTCCGGTGTCAGTGGGATATTCAGCCTTCAGGATGCCATCCAGTTGCCGCCAGACTTCCGGCGCGGCGGGACTACCGATCAACTTGTGATGGTGCATCACCTTGGCCTGTTCGGTGGCGGTAAAGCCGATGATGGAGACTTCCAGCCGATCCAGCTGGCAATCGACGCCGGCGACTAAAGCGACACAGGCATCCGGCACGGCCCGCCATATTTCCCGGCGTGACATCAATCCACCCTCGTCCACCACTTCGCCGCTGCGCTCTTCCCAGCACTGGCCGAGCTTTGTGTTGATGAAGGATTGCAGCTTGGTGGGATGGCCTTGCGCGGCCAGGAACTCGCGGGCGGCATCAGCCCATGAATACCAGCCGGGTGGAGAGTACAGGGACGACAGGTGGAAGCCGATGGTGTGGGTGTCTGCGCTGGCTTGCGTCGCCCGCCATTGGCCGCGATCCAGCATCATGCCCTTGTGGCGTTCATCGATCAGTGAGCCGCAATGTTCACACGCCAGCGCGGCGGTATCCGGCAAGCCTTCCTGCCAGATGATGCGCTTCCAGTCGATAACCTGATAACCGTCGCAGTCTGGGCAGGGAACGTAGTAATACTGCTGGTCGGTATGCTCAAAGGCGTTCCAGATGCGCGACTGGCCCTCAATCGTCGGTGTGCTGCACAGGAATATCTTCCGGTTGCGCTTGAATGTGCTGGTACGGGCGATGGCCAGATCCACGGGGTCGCCCTCGCCTTCCACGTCACCAGGGTAGGCGTCCACTTCATCGAGGAACAGATATCGGGCTGGCATCGAGCGGAGGCCGGTGGCGGAGTTAGCGCCGGTCATCACCAGCGTTCCGCCTGGGAAATCCTTCTGGAAAAGCGTGTTTCCGGCATCTCGCGCTCGACTGGGGGCGATGCGCTCAACCAGAACCGGCGTGGCGTCGATCATCGGCTGAATCCGCTGCTTACTGACGCGCTTCACCATGTCCAGGGTCGGCTGAACCATCATCGCGGGAGCCGGGGCGTGATGGATGCAGTATCCCAGCCAATTACTCCCGGTCTCCGTCGCACCGATCTGAGCGCCCTTGGCGAAGACAACCGTGTGATACGGACTGCCGGTAGACAGTGCGTCCATGATGGCCTTGAGATACGGGGTGCGACTGGTGCGCCACGGTCCCGGTTCAGCCGCGCCCTTGCTGGGCAGGATGCGGTAATGGTCAGCCCACTCGGATACGAGGAGGAGCGGTTCTGGCCGGATGCGGTCAACAAACCGCGTCCAGGCCAGTGTCACCTCGGCAGGGCTATCCAGTACGGTAGTCATGTTCCTTGGCCTCGCTGATCTGTTCCAGCGCCCTGCGTATCTCGGTTTCGAGCAGGGTTTCTATCGTCCTCGCGTCCGACTCAGCGGCGAGGATGGAGGCATAGCGCCCAGGTATGCCCATCAGGTGTTCACGGCAAGCGGTCACGGCAGAATCCAGCACCCGGTAAACCGACTCGATGGCGATGAGTTCAGCGCGTTTCTGTTTGTATTCGAGTTCAGCCAGGTGTGCCAGATAGGATTCCTTCTTGGCTTTGGCTTCGTGCATTTCCAGCACAGCATGGTTCGCCCGCTGCTTGATATCTTCAGGCGGCTCCATGCCTTTTGGCTTGCGCCCAGAACCTGGCCGTTTTCCGCCAGTATTTGGGCGCTTTCCGCCATGTCCAGGGAAGTCCAATAACTCAGTCACAAATAAGAACTACTTTCATCAAGTTTCATGCCAGACGCTAAAAATAGAACGCGAGTTTTTGCACTACCCGCAACAGGCCCTCGGGAAGGACCCACGCTTTTTCGCCACGCCCTCACCACCACAGCGCCAACAGCATCAGGCCCAATGGAATGAGCAAGAGGAAGTCAGTCATGGCTCACCTCTAATCCTTCCGTCTTCACCCTGCATTCACCCAACAGCGCGAAGTACGCCGCACCGTCGATGAGGTCATCGATATGCAATTGCCCTTGCGATTCACGCGCCATCTTCACAGCCAGCAAGCAACGCCATACGTCGGCCTCTACCCAGTCATGGGCAGTCCATGCCCTGAGTATTGATGCGGCGCGCGCTGCACTGCGCTCACCTGATGGCTGGTCACGCACTTCGGCACGATCTTTCATTGCATCAAGGCCAGCTTGCAGGAAGTCTGCTGCCTTCATGCCTTGTCCATCCTTGCTGCGGCATGGGCTTCGCTGAACTGATCTGGATAGCGACGTTTCAACTTCTCGACGTTATCAACAGCACACAGCTCACGTGATGCCCTGATCGAATCAGCTAGCATGGACAGGTAGTAATCCACATCCCCTATCTCTTCTTTCAGATTGTCGATATCCAGCGCCTTACCGTAACGCTTGTATTTTTTGATCGTGTCAGCAATCTCGCCAACCTCGCTGATTAGCCCCTCTAAGGCATGGGCCATCTTCTCGTCGTTGGTTTCAGTTTTGGCCGTGCGACGGCAAGCCATCTGAAATTCGTTGTAATCCATGCGTTGTTCCTCTATTTCGGTTGCCACGATTCTTTAGTGTCCATCGAGTTAATCAGCACGCGTTCCACGACGAACGAATGCGCCTCGCCTTCCTGTACTTTTTCCCGTGCGATCTCGGTGGCGCGCACCAGTCCGAGATTGCCAAGCCAGACCTT